TTAAAGCACCATATCAAATTAAAATTTTAGGTAATGCAGTTGTTACACCTTCTGTTAAAAAGAAACAACAACAAGCTCCTGCAGCACCAGTTGCGCCTGTTGTACCAACAAACGCTGCAACAAAAGGAGTATAATAAATATGAATAAAAAATTATTAGTAGATTTCATAACATTTGATGTAGATAAATCGGTGCTCACTGAAGCAATGGCTAAAGGCGGACCATTTACTGTACAAGGTGTTTTACAAAGAGCTGAAGCTAAAAATTTCAACGGTAGAGTTTATGGTAAAGAACTTTTAGAAAGAGAAGCTCAAAAATATGATGAAAATTTCATAAGAGAACGAAGAGCACTTGGTGAATTGGATCATCCAGACAGTAGCGTTGTGAATTTAAAAAATGTAAGTCACAATGTTAAAAGAATGTATTGGAGTGGCAATGATTTAATGGGTGAAGTTGAAATTTTAACTACTCCAAGTGGTAATATTTTAAAAGAACTACTTAATTGTGGCATTAAATTGGGTATTAGTTCCAGAGGAATGGGAAGTGTTAAAAAGAATGTACATGAAGGTACTGATGAAGTGCAAGATGATTTTGAATTAATTGCATTTGATTTTGTTAGTAATCCGTCAACTAAAGGTGCATTTATGTTTCCATCTGGAGAACAATCTTTACAAGAAGGAATTGTAAAAAATCCATTAACTAATAAATGGGAAAAAGTAGAAGATTTAATTCGTGACATTTTAGGAGAAATTAAATAATTATATTATATGATTAAATTAGCTGAAATAGCAGAAACTTTGGGTATTAAACAACAACGATCTGCACCACAACAACCACAAGGTGTTGCGGAAACACCCATACCAGTAAAGACACTCACCAAAGAAGAAAAGAAAGCTCTTTATGAATTGGTAAACAACTATAATGAATATGGTAAAGTTCTTTATGAATATCATCAATTGATGAAAATTGCTGAAAACATTGATAAGATATCACAGTATGCAGAAACCTATGCATTAAATGAATCTGGCGATTGGATGCAAGAAAATACCGCAATTCGTCATTTCAAAGATTTAAAAAGGATGTCTGAAGCATTTAAAAAGAATGCGGTTAAATGTCAACAACAAAATTCTGAAATGGTAAGTTTGTATGAAGATATGGGAAATATTCTTGAAAAGTACTTTGAAATTAAGAACCATTAAAATATTCTAAATAGAAACGAAAAACCCCACTGTAAAAAGTGGGGTTTATTTTTTAAGTTTCTACTGAACCAAGTTCATCTATTTTGTTTAACATATCGTTGAATGTTTTAAACAAATGTTTTAAATCATTGATTAATAAAACATAATCATCATCTGTTTTATATACTTTGAAAGTATAATCGTCCATGTGCCTTTGATTTTTTACTTTTAAAATCATTCTAGCATCACCTTCTGGTTCAAATCCCATTCCATATAACATGTCTATTTCCTTCCAATCCCAACCATTTGGGTGATCAATATCATTTATCTTGTATTCTTTTTCTTCGTTTTCTTTTGTAATGAATGATTTTAAATGTGTCATAATTAATTATTGATTTTGATTGCGTCTTTTATGAAACTATACAATTCATTTTTAATTTCACCTTCTCCAGTATCATTTGTAATTGGATCAGATAATTTATAACGAACTTCGGCAGAAGGTTTATCAAAATCATCTTCATTTTCATAGGGTGTATACCATACGCCGTATTTAAAAGAATTCTTAGTATCATCTTCTTCATTTGATAATTTTTTAATGACGAATTTAATTGTATTTTCGTTGAATTCTTTATCGAAACTTAATTCCATACCAGATCCTGCATTTTTATTATTTACAGGTCCAGTTATTTCTGCAATCTTTGCAACTTCAAATGTTTTAAAATCAAGTCCTTGATTTTTATTTAATTCATCTCTAAACTTAACATTCTTTTTATTAAGTTCCGATGTTTCATTAATGGTATTTGCAAATGATTTACGAAAGATTTCTTTCAATTTTGTTCGTATTTCATTCTTTTTTGAATCTGGTATATTTGCATGTAATGCTGCTAAATATCGTTTAACACTGCCTTTAGTACATCCCATTTTTTTACCAGTATCTGTATTAAAGATACATTTTCCTACAATTTTATATGGCATAATAGTATAAATATCAATAATTTTTAATACTTTCATTTTTTTATTTATATTTATTTAATAGTAATACGACATTTCCTTTGTCGCAACATATAATTTAATAATCTTCATTGAAGTTCATGTATTCTAAATAACTTCACCTAAATAAGGAAAAACAAATATGTCAAATCTATTAAAAGAAGCTATTGCTGACGCTAAAGCTGTACGTGCTACAGCACTCGCAAACGCAAAAGCAGCGTTGGAAGAAGCATTCCAACCAAAGTTAGAAGCTATGTTAGCTGAAAAATTAAAAAACGAAATTTCTGACGGTGAATATGGTTCAGATGAATCATCTGAAACAATGCCAATGGATATGTCCGCATCAGATGATGCAATGGATGAAAGAATGCAAATATCTGATGCTGAATTAAATGAAATTCTCGCAGAATTAGAAGGTGAATTGGAGGAAGCTGGTCAAGTTGATCCAAATGTTCCTGTAGCACCAGCACCTGCTCCAGTTGACCCAATGGCCGTAGCACCTGATCCAGTAACACCTGCTCCAGTAGCACCTGCTCCAGTAGCACCTGCTCCAGTTGATCCAATGGCCGTAGCACCTGCTCCAGTTGATCCAATGGCTCAAGCTCCAGTTGCTGAAGGAGATGACAGAGATGAAATGGTTGATTTACAAGAACTTCTTGATTCCTTGAATGATGATGAATCCGCCGCCGCCGGTGAAGAAATCACTGAAGGTGAAGAAGAAGACGAAGACGAAGAACCAGTTGACGAAAAGATTGAAGATGCAGAGGTTGTTGAATCTCTTCAATCTGAATTGAACGAAGCTATGTCTACTGTTCAATATCTACGTGATCAACTAAACGAAGTTAATTTGTTGAATGCTAAATTGCTATATACAAATAAACTATTTAATGCCTTTAACCTCGACCAAAAGCAAAAACTTAAGGTTGTGGAAACGTTCGACTTGGCTAAGTCCATCCGTGAAGTCAAGTTGAGTTATACAATTTTGTCCGAATCATATAGTTTAGGTGGATCAGTTGTCAAGAAAACTAATACAACTGCGAAAACAATCACCGAAGGTTTGGCAAGTAAACCAGTTGCATCAACAGCTCCTAAAAAGGAATTGATTGTAGAAAACAGCAACGTGATGGCTTTAAGATTCCAAAAACTCGCCGGAATTAAGAAGTAAAAGTAAGGTGAGTAAAAACTAACTATAAAATAAATTCAAAATATGAGTGATATTAAATCATTATTGACAAACAATATGAATCCACAGGCTAAGTTGATGACTGAAACCCGTGGATTACAAAGCAAATGGGACAAGACAGGTCTTCTTGAAGGACTAAACGGTGTCGATAAGGCACACATGTCCATCTTGCTTGAAAACCAAGCACAACAATTGTTAAACGAAGCTACCGCAACAGGTACTTCTGCTAACAGTGAACAATGGGCAGGCGTAGCTCTCCCACTCGTTCGTCGTGTATTCGCTGAAATCTCCGCTAAGGAATTCGTTTCAGTACAACCAATGAATCTACCATCTGGTCTAATCTTCTATCTAGACTTCAAGTATGGTACTACCCGTAATGGTCTTCCAGGCCAAAACGGTTACGCCACCAATCAATCATTATTCGGTGGTACAGGAATAAAACTTGGTTCTACCGATACTGCAACAAACGGTCTATATGGTGTAGGTCGTTATGCTTATACTGAAAATTATCAATCCGCATCATTTACATTCACAACTGGATCTGCAACATTGAATGATCTTGATTTTGACTCTTCATTGAGTTCAAGCACTCTTGCATTCACTGGTGTAAAGTTGAGTGTAAACATTGGTTCCAACAGTCAAAACATCGATTTGAATGCTGTAAGAAGCTTTGCTTTCACCAGCGGTTCAATTGCTGCTACAAACGTTGTAAATGAATTGACCAAAGTATATAACACTGGTTCTCTCGCATCACCATATTATAGAATTCAATTCATATATTCTGGTTCTATAGCTGGTTTCAGTGCTGGTACAGGAACAGGAATATTGACCTATACAGTACAACCTACTGATAGTACCCGTGGTGACTTTGAAGATAGAGATCCACTCAAGGGTGCAGTTGGACAAAGTGGTATTGGTTCAGGCAGTGATATCAACATTCCAGAAGTTAACTTGGATCTTAAGAGCGAACCTATCGTTGCTAAGACTCGTAAGTTAAAGGCAGTCTGGACACCAGAATTAGCCCAAGACTTGAATGCTTACCACAGCATTGATGCAGAAGCAGAATTGACTGCTCTCTTGAGTGAATATGTATCAATGGAAATTGATCTTGAAATCATGGACATGTTGATCAGTGCTGCTCCAGCATTGACAACTGAAGCATGGTCTGCAGTTATCGGTAAGGACATCATCAAGGGTGCAAATGACTCTAATGGTCTTCCAACCTTCTCAGTAGATACCGCAGCAGCAAACAAGACTGCTTACGTAAAGAGCACTTGGTTCTCAACACTTGGTAACAAGATCCAAAAGGTATCTAACAAGATTCACCAATTGACTCTTCGTGGTGGTGCAAACTTCTTGGTCGTAGGACCAGACGTAGCAACCATCTTGGAATCAATCCCAGGATATGTTGTTAACACTGACGGTGATAGTGCTAAGTTCGCAATGGGTGTAAGTCGTGTTGGTAGCTTCGCAAGTCGCTTCCAAGTCTACAAGAACCCTTACATGCAAGAAAACACCATCTTGATGGGCTTCCGTGGAAATAACTTCCTAGAAACAGGCGCAGTATATGCTCCATACATCCCACTCGTACAAACTCCATTGGTATACGATCCAGTCAATTTCACCCCACGTCGTGGAGTATTGACTCGTTATGCTAAGAAAGTTGTCCGTCCAGAATTCTACGGCAAGATATATGTATCTGATTTAGATCAGATCTAAGCTTAACTGATATAGATTAAACAATGACCCCGGCAGAAATGCCGGGGTTTTTTATTTTTAAATTCTATTTATATAGTATGATATATTTGAGTGACATTGTGGATGCTATTGTTGAAAAGAGTGAACCAATGAAGTTGGTTAAAGAAGTGGGTATTAGTGATAGATTGAAGTATCATTTGGATAATAGATTAACATTGGAACAAAATGTTTTTAGAATTTACAGTGAATCATATTTTAAATTGGTTAATGAAGTTCGTGGTTTGTATAATGATGACGCAATTGAATTAAATGATGATGATTTGGATATTGTAGAAAGTGATCTTGGTATAAAATCTATTTATGATGGACGAGAAGTATTTTTAGATGCGCCAATTGAATTGGAACACAATGAATGTTTAAATGAAGCAAAACACAGAGGTAGAACTGTACATCTTAGTAGACCATTTAGAACTCCAGGAGGACCGAAGAAATTTGCTGTATATGTTAGATCAAAAGCAGGAAAAATAAAGAAAGTTACATTTGGTGATCCTAACATGCGAATACGAGTAAGCAGTAAATCTAGACGGAAAAGTTTTAGAGCAAGACACAAATGTAATCAAAAGAAAGATAGAACCACTGCCGGATATTGGAGTTGTAGAAATTGGTAATAAATGAAATGGTTATTTAAAAGTTAAAATAACAAAATTATAGTTTATGGCTACAAAATATTCACCGAAAATAATTACAAATGGATTGGTATTATCACTTGATGCTGCTAATAATAAAAGTTATCCCAGATCAGGTACTACATGGACCGATTTAAGCGGCAATAATAACACAGGCACATTAACCAATGGTCCTACATTTAGTGATAGTAACGGTGGTGTTATAGTATTTGATGGTACAAATGATTATATGACATCTCCAACTTCAACTTCATTTAATTTTGGAACTGGAGATTTTACTGTTGAAATGTGGGTTTATCCAACTTCAGTTAAAGGGTTTTCATTATTAGATTTTAGAATCAATGAAACCAATCCGAATGGTAATGCGTTTGTTATAGCAACTAGTACATCCAGTCCATTATATGCATGGGTTGTATACCAAGGCGGAAATCAAATAGTTGGTCCCACCGTGGTAGCCAATCAATGGGTTCAACTTATTGTAAATAGAGTTGGAACTTCTGTAAAAATGTTTTTAAATGGAGTTCAAATTGGATCAACTTGGACTACTTCAAATACTTTTACAGACGGCGCATTTGTATTAGGTACGGATTATCCATTAAATGCAAGATTTTTTCAAGGTAATGTATCATCAATAAAAGTATACAAATCAAAAGGATTAACTTCCGATGAAATTCGCCAAAACTATAATGCTACTAAAAGTAGATTCGGTTTATAATTATAGTATATGTCAAGCAAATGTGGACCAGATATAAATGAAAATGGATTGGTATTATTTT